TCCATGTGTTGTATCCCAGTTATAAACGGAAGGAACGTCACCTTCCACCAACTGAACACCTGATACAGCAATTGCTTGCATATTATTTAAGAGTCCCTCACCAAATAAATCAATATAAACATAACCATTTCCTTCTACATAGTTACTCGGCACAGTGAAGGTTAAAGCGTATCTTACTATTTTCCCTGTTTGAATGCTTGGAGCATCGTAAGTTTTTGATGCTCGCCCAAGTTCCACAGGAGTGTCACCGTTATATTTACCGAATACCGCTCTCATGATTGGCTTGTTTGTAATGTTTACACGATTATCATTGGTAGTTGCTCTGAAATGAGCCGACAATGTGTATTTCTTCCCCGGCTTTACCCCGTCAAATAAAGTAAATCGAATCCAGTTTGCTAAATCTATCCGCATCGGATTAACCATTGGCTCATAATTGTTAACCACTGGTTTCTCAATATATGGATTAGACATAATTGTCCATGTAGGACTGTATTCAATCTTCAAAAAATAATTATTAAAAGTATTAAAAGAAATGTGTGAAAAGTCATGATCTGGAATGAGATTCTTCCTTGGTGTTACTGAAAATTTCTGTCCCCGCTCATCTTCAAAAAAGAAGTCAGCCATTTTTGCTGTAATACCATTCTTATCAATTGTTACTTTATCACCACTGATTTTAATAACATCCGCATCAATTCCTTTTGCTGTTAGCCATTTAACTATTGTATCGGCATTAATATTAAGTTTTTCGGCATCAATTGTAATCTTACCAGGTGACATATTGATAGAAGTCATGATGCCATCCTTTAAAATCTGTGCTAGAATCCCTTCATCTAACACTTCTAACCTAGATTCTGTTTTCTTTACATAGGCATTATACGTCTCATTTATAAACGTTTCTTGTTTTCCACTAATAATTGAAACGCCTTTTTCAGTAGCGCTGATACTTCTTTCTAACTCTGTTACTTTTTTATCGTAATCCTTAGTAGCTACTCTATTAGCAATATCTTCAATCATTTTATCAGCATCAGTTTGATCTTTCGGATGTAACCAAAATTCTGTAGCGACTTTACCTCGCTGCAGCATAGGCATACAGAACCAAGCTCTACCATTTCTTTGTACGTATGGTCGAAACCTTACAAATCCAGTTCCTGCCGGAGCTTTAGCTGTACAAATAGCTCTGACCCAAGTATTGTTAATGATTTGAACTCTTTCTCTAGCAGTTGAAATTCGGGTTGCTTTATTTGATTGCCAAAATTCCAACTCGATAAATACACCATTATCAATTGGAACTTTTCCATCAGTGTTAAAGTAAGCAGAAGTAACAATATCTTCATTAGGAGAACAATCTATAAATTGACTAAAAGCACCCCACCATACATCCTGGGTTTGTCCTGTAGTGTTCATAGAAAACGAATTGTATCCTTTATACTTTAGGTTAGGATCTATAGAGTGCCCGGTAGCCCAACCCCAGTATTTATTCCCTTGAGTAAAACCAGCGTCACGAATCTCATTAATAGATCCAATACCACCAACATAATTCTCAACATCTTTCATTTTCACAGCCATCTCAAGTGCATCAGAATGTTGTTTGATTGTAGATTGAGCATCAGAAATCTGTTTACCTTGTGCCGTTTGTGTTTCTTGTAACTTGCCAACGTTTTGAGAAACACCTTCAGCCGTTTTCTCTATCGCTGTTACACGCTTATCAAATCCACTTTGATTATTGTCAACTTTTGTTACTGTTTCTTTGATTCCATTCACACTTTTTTCAATCTCGGTTGCTTTCTTGGTGAATTCATCGTTTGTTACTTGGTTTTCTGGAGCTGGCGTCCAATCCTGTGGTTTGTTCCCTTTATATAAAGCGACCCATTCTACAACAGCTTTTGTAGTATTACTTGGAGAGTTATATAAACTTAACTTCCGTTCATTTCCACCCGTAGCCGCAACTGCTTTGAAAGTTACGTAAGTTATTCCATTAGCGTAAACACTTGTTGCATATCCAACATTGTTAGAACCGCCATTCTGCCAAATTCCAAATTTTTGACCTTGAAGGACACTGCCCTTAATTACAAAAGTATATTCCTCACCTGTAGAGAAATTTTCAGTTAGAGAATATTGATTGATTAAGTAATCTGTTTTTTCGTATTTAACATTTGAATCTAATAAAAGATTACGCCCTCCAGCCTTATCGTTATTGACCTTTGTTTCTACAGTTGTTAATTTCTCACTGATCTTCCCGGCTTGTTCTTTAATTTCAGTTGTTGTTTTCTTCAGATCATTTGCAGTTTGTTGCACATCAGATATTGTCTTTTTTGTGCCTTCCACAGTTTGCTCGACTGTATTTAATTTATTGCTGATATCAGTATCTTTTTTAGTTAACGATTCTATAGATAATTTAAACCCGTTAGAATCCTGCTCAAACTTGGTTACCTTCTTATCAATTTCACCCTGTTTATTTTGCACATCAGAAATGGTACGACTAACACCTTGTAAACTTTCTTTCACTTCATTAAATTGCCCTGTTGCATGTTTTTGCGCTTCTTGAACCCTTTGATTTAATTCGCTTTTGGTAGCCTCAATATCTTTGCTTACCTGGGCCAATGTTTCTTTCTTAACGGATTCCACATCAGGAATAACAGGATCCCATTTACCATCCTTCCACAATTTCAGAATACCAGGCTTACCTTTGCTGATATCTTGCCACAACGTTTTTCTATCCTTTAAGTTTTCTGTTGGTGGATTTACGCCTTCAATAATATCAACGGTATTATTTTTAAGGTTCTCAGCAACTTGTTCAGCAATTTTCTTTGCTGCTTCCGACTCTTTTCGAATGACTTCTGTTTCTTTTACGTTTTCTTGAAGTTTCTTATCTAGCATATCTAGTAATTCTTTAGATGCTTTATTTGATAAGCTACCCATGATTTGTGCGTATAACCTATCGATAAGGCTTCGTGTATCTTTAATTTCACGATAGTCACCAAAGATATATTTATCTTTCGATGGATCAGTGTCACATTCATCAGCTGCCATTAACCTAGCTTCTAAGAAAAGTGGTGGACTAAACCCTGTATCTTTTATTCGTACCGTATCTCCTTTACGAACCGATTCATGAGATAAACCAAACACTTTTTCAAGCGCTACTGCACTTACTTCATATGAAGTAGAACTATCAATTCGCTTCTTTAATTCTGCTTCGGTTAACTGTTTGAGTCGTTGCTTCGTCATATCTTGATCTTCTGTTTGCGGTGAATAAATATCGAATAAATGCTTGCCATCTTTTGACCAACGTTGTAAGGCATCATTATTTCCTACATAAAGTTTGCCATTGTTTATTTCTTCAAATGTGAGAAATTCACCAGTTTCACTATTTTGTGGACCAACACCTACAAGAGCGGTTACTACATCTTGACTATTCTCAATACGCCGGATGCCTTGTACATCTTTTCCTAACAAGAATTCTTTTCCGTTGTCACGTCCTACTTTTTTTATTAAATCTATATACCGACCGACAATAAAAGATCCCATTATTTCTGTTCTAAAACGAATCTCAAGTTCAAACGTAGATGCGATTTGTTTTAAGAGATCAAGCGGATTTGTAAAATCTTTAATATGAATGGTACGTATACCAACAAACTCAGTAATCCCACGTTTCCATTCTGTACCTTGTAAAGCAAAGTCTGTAGATTCGTTGACTGTAGTAGCTTGTAAGGTTTGTGGTTTAATTACGGTCGCTTTCTTTAGCTTTGTATGTTCACCAAGTGCATAAATCTTCTTTGGACGACCTGTTGAATCTTGCTCTACTTCTGTAATAATGTATGAAACAAAAGTACCGTCACGAGTTTGTTTAACGACAAGGTTCTGTTGTATAAGTGATCCCGCTATCTTTGTGCCATCAGTTGTTGTGAACTCAAATTTATCTTTGTTATCTTTAAGTTCCCATTGGCGTAAATCATCCCAATAATCCTGTTCTTTGATAACACCTATGATTTGTTCTGTTTTAAAATCCACAATGTGTAATAGATTACTTGCTTTACTCATCTGTAACGCTCCCTATACGTGACATCTACCTGTCCAATGTTGTTTGGGGATATTTCAATTTCATTCTTTCCTTTTTCAATACGTATATAGTCACTCATAAAATCCTTTATATTTATCGCATCTGCTCCGTTAATACGAATACTTGCATCCGATGAATCGATTTCTACAAGATCTCCTTTTTGAACAATATAAGGTATTTGACGTTCTGTATTGCTATTTACTTTTTGCACTTTAATATCATGTACAGCTGCAATTAATGATGGTGCATCATTAAACGAGCATATATGAACAACAATTTGAGCTACCTTTTTCATAAAGCTATTGCCCGTATCCCACCATTGGGCAAATTTTTCTGTATGGTAATTTCCTTTTTCATCGATTAAAGCAATATCCCCTTGCCAATAGTTTCCCACTCGTGCAATGTGCAGACGTCCATAAAAATCATTCCATGTTGTACGATAATAACCCGTTTCCGCTATAATCAAATGATTGTAGTCACCGTTTCCTGCCATAACCTCACCGAAATTCTCGCTAGAATTTCTATATGCATCAAACATACCTACTTTTCCAACTACAACGCTGTTTTCATCTAATAAATAAAGTTCTACACGTCCCATAGTTGCAGGGTTTAAGTTTCGACATTCAACTATTGCATCAAGCGTGAAATCTTGGAGCGGTCCACCTGTAATGCTTCTTTTCACTGCTGGTCCGTGCCAAAATGGCCCTTGACCGTAATCAGATGGCATGATACGTGCGCCATCCGCTATCATTTTCCCAGCTACGATTCCGTAATCTGAAACAAAATCTTTTCCCACTTCCGTCCAACCCACTAAAGAATTCGCTTTATCATGCATAACCAATTCATACCTATTTATTGGCGTTTCATCTATCTTAACGGGATATCCTATACGAAAATGTTGACCTCCATTTTTATTTATAATATCGATGAATGTGGACGGATTCTCTACCTGTATCTTGAATTTCGGTTCTGAAAATACACTTCCCTCATTCAAAGCATCCATTTTAATCATATTATTTGGTTCTAGTTTTGCTTTTGCGTTTCGAATTGGTCCTAATTTGTAAGGCATTGGACAAATAAATTTAAGCATTCCTATTCCAAGTGTTACAAATTCTTCTGGATCAAAGCTATCATCCACAATTGCTAAATACGTTCTGTTTGGTTCTACATCAAAAATAAGTTCTGTGGGTTGATCTGTTATTAGCCAACTTGCAATTTCTTCTTTCAGCTTTTCTAAGTTAGATCCATCAGGCACTATAATTCCTACCGGAATAGATAAAACGCGCATTTCTGTTTGTGTGTTTAACAATCTTGCGCCTGGATATCCTGGAACGTTTAGAAAATTTCGTTTCAATGGGGCCCAAGTAGGTCTTTTCCATCCTTTCGCAATTTGAATAAAGCCTTTACGTATTTTGTTAAATGTAAAAGAACTCATGTTGACACCTCATTTCTTTATAAAATAAAGAAACCCAAACCTAAAAGGCTGAGTCTCTTTGTTTTTCTCTTTCTTGGTACTCGGTTGTATATCGATACGTACCACGCGCCACATCTCGCCCCTCTATAACAACAGGAACTTCAACAACCAAATCGCCACCAAGCATCGGAATTGCTCCACCGTCAGATGATCCAAATGAGTTATTAAATACTTGATTTGATACACTACTTGCCATAGCCTGTTTGCTATTTGTCATATTTCCATACACACCACTCATGACAGTCTTTAATCCTGATAATTGGTTCACAGAACTAGCCATCATACGGCTCATGTCACCCATTAATTGATTTATTTCGCCTGGCATAGCAAATTGTTGTCGTGGCATGGCTGCTACGATTCCAGCACCAATAGCTCCAAGTGTCTTTTTATTAAGCGGAAGCACCGCTTCGTCCCCCGCTTCTCCTGCTGCTTGATAACGTCCATTATTCATCCCAAAGATAGTCGGCTTAGTGAAGATACCACCTTTTGCACGCCAATCAATATTAATTCCTGATGGATAAGTAACATCTTTACCTAAAACGTTTTTCGTACTTGTTTGTAAACTAAAGTGTGGAAGAGGTGGCATTTCAGGCTTTGGAATTTTTAATTTTAAATCACTAAAGAATCCCTTAATCTTCCCAATAAATTCTTCTACCTTACCAACCGCTTCTTTGATTGGATCGATGATATTACGTTTAGCCGCATCGAATTTTTCTTGTGCTGCATTTTTTATAGCATCAAATTTTTCTTTCGCACTGTTATACATTTCACCGAATTTTTCTTTCGTAGAATTATAGACTGAAATAACCGGATCAATAACATATTTATAAACTAACTGCCATGCTGTAAGTGTATAAGATTGGATTTTCGCCCAATTTCCTAATATCCAATTTGCTAAATCATTTAACTTTTCTTTTGTTGCATTCCACAATTCTTGCACTGGTTGGATAACATACTGTTTTACCAAACTCCACGCTGCTGATGTATATGATTTTACTGTCTCCCATTGTGAATTTAGCCATGAAACTAAATCACTGAACTTTTCTTTTACTAAGTTCCAAGTGTCTACGACTGGTTGAATGATATATTGCTTAAATAATCCCCAGGCTACTTGTGCCACAGCTTTTGCAATTTCCCATTGTGTACCAAGCCAAGTAACCATTTCACTGATTGTTGTACTCACCCAATTGTAAGCTTCTTGAATTGGGTGAATAATATATTGGCAGATTGCCGCCCATGCAATTTGTACTCCGGCTTGAATAAGTAGCCATCCAGTTTCTAAAATGGTAGAAACCGCGGAAATAATTGGATCTAAAACAGTGAGAATCGTGTTCCAAGTGTCTTGCCAAGCTTGTACGAGTGTTCCCCACAGTTCGGATGCTGTTGTAACTAAAGAATTCCACCAGGAAGAAGCTGTTTCCACAATTCCGGACCATAAGTTACTAAAGAATTCGCCTATCGGATCAAAGAAACTATGCATCATTTCTGTGAATGAAGCCCAAGCTCCTGAGAAAAATTCGACAATAGAATTCCAGGTACTACTACATATTTCGCCTATGCCTGTCCATAAATCACTAAAAAATTGACCTATTGGATCAAAGAATGCATGCATTGTTTCTAAAAATGAATTCCAGGTTTCACTAGATGATTGAACGATACCGTCCCAGACTCCTACTAAATATTCCGTAATAGAATCCCAAGTATCTATAATCCATTGTTTAATATCATCAAAGTTTTTATAAATCGCAATACCTATGGCTGCTATAGCGGCTATGATAAGGGGAATAGCCGCAACAAATCCAGCCGCTGCAGCAGCTCCAATCCCAAAGATACTCATGACCGTTACAACTATAGGCGCAAGTGCCATAATCGCACCGGAAATCACACCGATAACTACTCCGATAGTTGCTAATGTCGCTGCTAATTCTGGATTATTAGAAATCCGTTCAGCAAATTTAGAAACAAGATCTGCTACCACAGATAAAACTGGTTCAAGTGCCATTTTTAAATCTTCCATGGCTTTTTGAAACTTAACAGCTGGACTTGCATCCATCTTTTTAATAGATTCATTCAATTTATCTTGATTCTTCTGGAAGTCTACTGTTTTTTCCGAAGCGTTTATTAAAGTGTTAGTTAAATTTTGCCCTTGGTCTTCAAACATAGTAGCTAGAACTTTAACTCCAACTTGATTTCTTTTTACTGGATCTTCTATCCCTTCAATTGCTTTAGCTACTTCTACCATAGCTTTCGAACCGTCACTTCCACCTTTAGCGACAGCTGCACCCCACTTTTCTATTTGTTCTGTGGCAATTCCAGAACCGTCTAGCGCTTCTTTTAAAGCTTTATCCGCACCTTGAGCAAACTCAGTTAATTGAATCCTACCTTCTTTCAGTCCGTCTAAGAGATTATCAATATTCCAACTGCCTGTTTCAACGCCTGCTTCCATAATCGCTTGGACTTCTTCAGCTTTAAAACCTGCACGAGTCAGCTGACTTCCGTATTCGGCAATAATATCTAGTTGCTCTGGCGGAAATCCCATTTTTAACAACGCATCAACCATACCAAGGGCATTATCTTGAGTTATCCCTAATTCATTTCCTATTTCATATGTTTCTTGTATTAACTCTGTAAAATCTATACCTTCATAAGATGTTGCAATTACCGCTGCGCCTTTTACTATAGATGCGTTAGCTTCATCGCTAATATTTTTATTTAAAGCCCATTGCCTGCGCACACCCTCTAAAGATGCTTCGGCATCAACTCCATAAGTAGTGACACCTCTAATAGCTTCTTCTACTGACTTTTTGGAGGACTCAGGTACATCAAAAGTAATATCAATCTTTGTTTTTAACTTAGACATATCAAGTGCTTTTTCGATTGTCCCGGCAATTCCACCACCAGCTACCATTGCACCAAGTACGTTTTCTAAGCCAATATCTAATTCTTGAAATTCTCTTTCCGTCCTTTGGGCTTCTTGTTGTAAATCTCGTAATTCGTTCCGTACTTGTTGTATTGAATTACCAGCATCCACAGATCGTAGTGCTCGTTGTAATTTTTCAATATCCGCTTCAGTTCCTAATGCTTCACGACCAATAATCCCAATCGCTTGTTCTAATTGGCGACTTGTCGCTGTTCCGCTTTTAATTGCATTCACAAGACGATTTCCTAATGCTCCTGCAAAATCATCAACGCTTTTTCCTGTAGCTCTAAACAATGTTTCTAGTTGTCTTGTGGAACTTGCTACATTCTCTTGTTCAGCCTTCATGTTTCCTAGCTTATTTTTAAGACCATTAAGTGACCCTTCTGTAAATTCAATTTCACGCCTGAATCCACGATATTGTTCTTCAGAAATTTTACCGTTTTGAAATTGAGCTTGTACTTGTTGTTCCGCTGCTTTCAATTTATCTAGCTTTTGCGTTGTATTTTCAATCTGTTGTGTAAGTAATTTTTGTTTTTGTGCTAATGCTTCCACATTACCTGGATCAAACTTTAACAGGCGTTCAACATCTTTTAATTCTTTAGCCAAGGCATCACTTTGTTTATTTACATCTTTTAAAGCATTTTGTAACGGTTGAGTATTTCCGCCAATTTCTATCGTAATCCCTTTAATTCTTCCTGCCATTCTCTCACCTCATTTCTTAGAATGCATCGTAATCTTTTTGACTTGCTTTTCTAACTTTTCCTTTGTCTGGATTCTCCATTTCAGCAAACTCCGCGATGTAATCAAAACAATCACCGATTGTCATGGTTTCTAAATCCCAATGCGTTAATTTTGCTTTATAACAAAGAGCAAGGAACAAATCAGTGGTTAATTCTTCATCACTGAATGTCCCTTGCTCTCCATTATTTTCTTTTATTTTTTTTTTGCTCCCATAGTGACTTGAACTAGTTCCATTATTTCTGGCATGATTTCTTCAATTGGGAATTCTTCAAATTCATCCAGCCACGTCATAGGATCAGGAATACTTGAATCAGCCGTTTTAGCGAATAACCAAGTCAAATCATAAACAAGCTCAAAGTCCACTTTACTTAAATCAAGATTAGATGTATCGATAGGTTGTTGTGATCCATCTGACGAAGTTAATGTACTAATTGCTCCTAACCCCATCATATCTGCAAATAAATTACGTCTGAATTGTGCTTTATATCGTTTAACTGTTGCCGCTGTACTTTTTAATCTGACTCGTTTTCCGTCTATTGTAATTGTCTTTTCCATCTACTTACGCTCCTTTTGGTAATGCAGGTACTTTTGTATATACTTTCTTGTACCAATTATCATAAATCGCTTGTTTTGATTTAGTAGTAGTTTTCGTTTTAACCATACGTTTTCCGTTAATATCAATAGGGCTTGATACAAATTTAAGTTCATTTGTGTTAGGTTCTGCTGAATTTGTTTTCGTTTTAGATGCAAGTGTCGGACGACTTGCTGAACAGTTAAACATAACGTGGCGCGTCGCTCGTACATCACCATCAAATTCAAATAATAGTGCAAATGGTTTTCCTTTCGCATCAGCTAACTCATTTAACACGCCATCTTCCTCATCTAATTCCTCACCTAATGCATCAACAGCAAATTGCTCTGGAATAGTCGCAATAGATAGCGTTCCATCGTAACCTTGGTTATTACTTGCTGCATAGTAAAGCATGTCATCCGCGTAGAATTCAATTAAATCCCCTCTTGGATCAAACGTTAATTCAACTGCACCTGGTAATGGAATCGGTGAGCTAAATGTAACTACACCATCTTTAATATCGAAAAGTGCATAATGGACATTTTTCAAACCAAAAGCTACTTTGTTTTCATTCATTTATATCGACCTCACTTCATATATTTTTTGATACATTTTTTCGGATTCAATAAAAGTCCCATACGATTCATAAGGAATCTCATAGTCGTCCAGAACTTTTTCAAGTTTTGCTTCTGCAACTAGATCTTTTCTAGTTGTGTACAGTTCAATATTTACATCATTTATCTTGTGATAGACTTTGTTATCAGCCATTAAATTTGCTGATCCATCCTCAAGAAAACAAATATATGGTGGATTTGGCACTGCATTAGTTGGCGTTGCTGTGAAATGCGAATAAGCCACAGGATAACCTGTAGCTTCAAGAATTTTTGTTAATTCGCCTAATGTTAATGTCACGATTCAATTACCCTTTCAATACGTCTTGGCAATTCGTCAATTACATACTCTTCAACTGGACGAATATGAACTTGTGCTGGTACTCGACCACCACCGACTTTCGCATGTCCCTTTTCTAAAAGATGCGTTAGTTGTCCTTGCGTATTATGGAGGACAACACCATTACCTTCTTTTTTCTTACGCCACCCTTTACGATAAGCACCTGTTTTTTTAGGGCTACCTTGCTTTAACTTACCGACAGCAATATCTCCCACTTCATCAATTTCATTTTCTAAGTTTTCTTCCACAACATTCGCATATCTTTGTAATTCTCTAGCAAGCTCACTCGCAAAATCGTTCATATCAAGTATGCTCCTTTGCGATAATAGTCAATGTTTGATACATTTCATCATCATTCATTGGCGGTTCGATAATATCAAAAATACGACCTTTCATATTGATTCGCATTAATTCTGTAATGCCTTTTGTATAAGGAATTACAAACCGATAAATCCGAGTAGCTTGTGAAGCTGAAGCTTCAATATACTCAGACCCTTTTACTGTTTTTATCATCGACCATGCTTTTTTAACTTCTTGCCAATTACCTGTTTCAACTTCTTGATTCAATTCATCTTTTATTACTTCAGGTTGTTCAATAATAATTCGATTCCTACGATCTCCTGTATTCAGTGGCTTTTTGTACTGAAAAGGACGCATATTAATCACCGTCCAATTTGATTTCTTCTAATGCTTTATCAATGCCTAAACTATTAATTTGACTTAAAAAATTCTTATCAAAATACTCTAGGGCATCATTATAAACATAACGAGAACGTTCAAATACTAATTCTTTGAACTCCTCGTCATTGTCAATGTCATAATCACCACAAACTCTTAATAAGGCTTTATTAGACGTTGATAGAATGCGCTTTAAGTTATCGTCTTCATCATCACCTAAGTGCATCCTATCTTTGAATTCCTGCAATGTTTCAACTGAAATTGTTGCGTTGTTCATTCGCTTCACCCTTTATTTAGTTTTTGTTTCTGCAGGTGGCGCAAATGAAATATCTAAATCATAAACAAGAGCCGCTTTGTTATCTTTCGGTTTCCCGTTAGCAAATTGTTTAATTGTATAAAGAGTAGCATCTTCGAAAGCTAACGTTTGATCAAATTCTTTTAATTTATATCCTCCTGCAATTGCAGCAATATATTGTCCTTTTACAAAGAATAATGCCTTACCAACTGGAACTTCTTCACATTCTACAGGTTTAATGTTATAAGGTAATGCCATTACCCATTGACCCGTTGCAGTTTGAATTGTATTACGTGCTTGTACACCAATTGCATCAATAGGGTTAACAACCATTACAATTTTATTTAATACTTTTCTTGATTTGCCTTTTGCATCAACAGATAAGGCTTTTACTACTTCATAGAGTTCTCCAGCTACAATCTCGCCCTTCTCAGATGGAGCAAATGTTAATTTACCAGAAGGTTTTTTATCAGTAACTGCGCCTGTCTCTGGATTTACATCCTTCATTAAACCAACTGGTTGATGCGCTACTGACCCACCGCCATTAATGAAACCAAATTCTAGACCAACAGAATATGTTTCTACTAAAACAGTTCGAACATAACGTTCAACCCATTCTGGTCCAAGTTCTCTCATATCATTCGGAATCGCTGCAAATGCTGTTAATTTAAGTTGTCCAATTTTTTCTTGTTTAAAGATAGCATCAATTTGCCCACGAATTTCGCCGAATAACTCGCCCCATACATAGGCTTTCGTTGCATCAGAATAGATAAATTTCGTAACAGCTCCTAAATCTTGCAGACCAATTTCAGCCAATAACGGATGCTCTGTAACTAAATCTTCAAATACACGCTCTTGTGTTGTTACAGGAAGAATTTCACCGTCCGTAAATCCACCTTCCTTTACAACAGCATTGAAGAATTTTGTTTCCGCTGAAGTTAAAACATTTTGACCACGTCGTTGTAAAATTGAACGATCAAGCATATCATTATTCACTTGCTCACGAACTTTGTTTGCTACATCTGTTTGCAATGCATCAAAGAAATTTTCAAATGCTGCTGTTTGCTCTTTTTCTGTACTTTCCGCATTAGTTAAAGTATCTGTTAATTTTGCTTTCGCCTTAGTAAACGCTTCTGATTTATTAAATTTAATGACCATTATGTGTTTCCCCCAATTTTTATAAATTTAAAAAGAGCCCTTTAATCCCACTGTTTTTTACAGGTTTAGGACTTGGCTCTTTTGGCTTCTCTTCTATATTATTTTGTATATCATTTAAGATTTCGTTTTTAAATCCTGCCAATGCTACACTTAAATCTTCTTTTGTTATTCCTTGTGTTTTCTCTTTATTCAATACACCATTTCTAAGTCCATCGATTACTTTCTGCGGAAGCATTGCAGAGACAGCGCTTGAAGCTGTTACTTTCACTGGATTCTCCATAAACATAATTTCATCTACAAATTTATTTTCTAATGCTTGTTGTGGACTCATCCAGGTTTCCTCATCCATCATTTGAAGTAACTCTTCTTGAGACTTACCACTTTTAATGACATAAGCATTTACAATGGAGTTATCCACTGTTCTTAGCATATCGGCAGCCTTTTTCATTCCTTGGTGGTCACCATGATTCCACATAGAACCATTATGAATCATAATCTGTCCAGTCGGCGCAATGCGTACTTTATCACCTGCCATTGCAATGAAAGAAGCAGCACTTGCAGCTAAACCAACAATTTGTGTTTCAACACGTCCAGAATAACTTTTTAAAGCTGTATATATCTCTGAGCCTTCATATACATAACCACCAGGACTATTAATAGCTACAACAATATCCTCGCCATTTGCTTCATTAAGCTTTGTTGTTATTGTCCCTGGACAAGTTGCATCCATTTCAAACAAATCATATATCCAAGCTTCATCATTTGAAATTATCGGTCCTTTTACATCAATTTTCACCGTCATTTTCTTTTTCGCCTCCTTCTGATTCAGTTAGTTTCGTATAATTCTTCGTAATATGATGTGTATTTAAATTAGGATCATCAGAATCTTCATATCCTACTTCTAATCGGATTTCATTTCCTGTAAATGCACTTGAAGAAATAAGCTTATCAATGCTTGTTGCAAGGTCAAATATACTTTGATACGAAACGGCTTTAATTTCAATTTTTTGCCCTTCAAAATATTCATTCGGTTCAAAGAATTTTACATTACCTTCGTCTGCTATCTTTTTTAATAATGGTTTTACTGTGAAAAGCATGTAATTTTTTGTTTGCTTTTCTACATCAGCCATTTCCCCATATAACAAAGCCGTCGGAATACCAATAGTCATTGCAACTTGATTAAGAAAACCGTTTGTTACTTTGTTTATTTCATCGACACTTTGACCAGAATTTCCACCACTTGATGTTTCAGCGTATTTGAATCCGGGTTGTTGTGGAATTATAGCAACGTCTTTCTCTCCAATAGCTTTATACATGTTATCAATGAATTCTTGTAGTTTTGCTTGATGCTTTTCACTTTTTGCTGCAACCATATCCATATCAACAGTTCCACGAATTTGATTTTTCCGCTTTTGAGAATTTAATATCCTGCCGAACAAATCACCATAGTCAGCAAACAGCCCATCGATTAACGGTATTAACTTATCATTCCGATATTTTAAATGAATAACTTCACTTTGTTTAAAACTTCTCTTGAATTGATAATCTTTTACGACAACATTTGTAAAAGTATCTTCAAAAACGGCATATTCATTATGCTCAAAATCATCCGCAATTAGTAAATCACCATCATCAGTTTGTATAATTAAAGCTTCATTATCATAAATAAGTTTGTAAATATACTTTTCCCAAAAGGTGCTTGCTGTCATATTCTTATTTGGTCTAACATTTAATCGATAATAGAGTTCGTTTTTTTCAAATTCCTTACCATTTCTCACTCTAAATTCTGACTGACTAATAGTTCGACCTAAAAAAGAAATACAAGTATCAATAGCGAGTCGTTTCATGTGGATTCGATTTGCTTTTTCTATAAACATTTCTATATCAAACATAAAGCCTACTTCACTATTTCTTTTAAATACTGAATCTAACCATCCAATGATTATCACCTCCTTTATTAGAATTTAATACCATCTAGCATAAAGTCGAATTCATCCACGAGAATGTTATCCGCTTGCCATAATGCATGAATAAAAGCTTGGAATCCATCTGTTTTGCGCTTAAATTCATCTTTCTTCAGATATTCTTTGTTGCCGTCTTTTTTGATGTGGACGTAAACGTTGTTGGTGTACCAACGCATTAATGGATTATCTCCGAAAATAATACGATTATTTGCAAATAACGTTTCGACCCTTGGTGCTAATAAAGAATGAATAGCTTTCGGATTACGAATATATAACAATATGAAACCTTCAGCTTCAAGTGCTGTTTTAACAAGATCAAGACGGAAAGTATCAGCTACTATTGTGTTAACTCCGTATATCTCACGCATTTTTACAAACCAATCTACAATATGAGAGATATTAATTACTGGCTCATCTAAAATAGTAAGCAATCCTTGTTCTTCCCATTCATCAATAGGTACTTTTAATTTCACTTTGTCCAAAAATCCTTTTCTTACAAAGGAATGTGATTTCCAAATATAATTCTCACCATTCTTGAACAATAGCCCAACTGATGCAAAGTCCTTGATGCTGGCGAAGTCGAGTCCGCCCACAGCTGTTTTGTGTCTTAAATCTGGAACTTCCCTAAGTGTTTCTCCATCTTCTTCAAAACCTGTTCGTAGTATTTCTTCCCACGGAGCAACAGACTTTGTCAAATCTGTTTCTGGGTAGTTCATACGTTTTGTTATGAATTCTTCACGGTTGGATGGATTATTTTCTAATTGTTTATATTGAGTTAATACCTTTTTAAATAATTGTTTAGCATACGAACTTCTCGGCTCACTAAACATCGGATTCGCTTTTTCCCATACATCAGGATTATCAATTTCTTCTGGATTATCTATCTTGCAAATAAAAGGAAATAATGGATCTTCTAAATCTTTTCCCTTTAGAATGTTCATCGCTCGCTCTTTCGTCTTGTCCAGGAATCCGTCGCGGACAAAGCCATCTGTACCAATAAAAAATTCTCTAGCATTTGGCACTTTTCCAAGTCCACTAGAGAATACATTTACTACATCAAAGTTTTCATATCGATGTATTTCATCGTAAATAACACAACCGTCACGAAGTCCATCCTTAGAACCAGCATTAGATGTATGATATTGCATAATGCTTTGAGTATCGTTACTCAGTATCTCTACCTTAGTTCGATAAAACATATCTTCTAGTATTTCTTTTCCTTTAATAGCATCATAGACTTCACGAAAAGAAACTTTAGCTTGCTTCTCGTTGTTAGCCACTATTGAAACATTGTAGCGGTCTATTCCGTGTAGTGGACTAATAAAGAAATGACATAATGATGAAATCAAACCATTTTTACCGCCACCACGAGCCATCATAATTAGAAACTGTTCGTAAAAAACCGAATCGTCTTCTTCATAAAAAAGAAATACAAAAGCGGTTAAAAACTTCTGAAATGGTTGTAATTCAAAATACCATTTCTCTGTAAACTTTATATAATCATCATGCATTTCATTATCGAAATACAGATCATCACGTATTAAAATGTATTTCTCTAGGTAATCAATTAGCATTATGCGCTCTTTATTTAGCTTAATTTTTCCCGCTCGATACATTTCAATATATTCAGTTACATATTCATTTTGAATCATGTTAAATCTCTAGCAGAGCGCACAGGTTTTGAAGGAACTTTCTTTTCTTCTGCCGATGCTTCTAATCCAAGTGCATCTAAAATCTTTATCATTCGATCGTTTGTTTTATGTAAATCATTAATAGAAGGATTGGATTTCGGACCGTGCATGCCGGATACTTTTATTCCTGTCTCTTCAATATCATCAACAAGAATACATTTTAAATCCCACAGCGATAAATAATCTTGAATTAAGTCAGCATAATGATTACCTACAATCTTTTTTTCTTTCAATTGATTTATTAAATCCTTTTCAATCCTTTTTCTCATTGTTTCACGCTTAACTCTAGCCACAATATCCCTCCCTTCTGATTTACATCGTTTTCCAATTTGATATAACGCGCGAATTTACTTATAAATTTAGAAAATCGACCCCCTCCTCCGGTGCCCCTAAGACGAATTTTTCATGAAATATTTTAAGGGGGGGTGCTATTTTACTTTGCTTTTCTTGATATATTCTATACTTGTTTGTTTACCGCACTTTTTACATTTCCTTGCATCAGGATTTTTATAGTCTGATTCGGCAAAGCCACAAGCTCTATCAATACAAGTATGTTTTGCGAGTTTGTACTTCACTTCATTACCACCTCTCATCGTCTTGCCATTTGTTTACCTTCTTAACAAACACTCTTCCATGTTCTTTGTTGTGGCAATCCACACAAACTGTTTCAAGGTTGTCTATGTCTAATGCAAGATCAGGATGATGTTCAAGTTCTTTTATATGATGGACAACAAGCTGTATCTTCTTACGCTTTGCACTCTCACTATACTCATTGGTATCTGTTTGAACTCGACCATTACGTTTACATTCCTGGCACTCATAGTTGTCTCGCTTCTTCACTTGTTCTCTTATACTCTTCCACTCACCACTGTCATAGAACTTACGCTTCTGTTGTTTGGTTTTATACTCTTTCATTTGTCTTTACCAAACGCTTTTGATTCCCTCTATCTCTTTCCAGCAAATCTTTTATTGGTGTTTGCATGAGATATTCCATTGAGTAAAGCATGTGTTTCTCTCCATACAGTTTGTAATACTTGAATCGATTAACATCAATCCCAGCCTTCTTGTACGCTTTCTCATGTGGCTTAAGATATTTGATGTAAGATTTCTTATCAATAGGTATAAGACCAAGTGCAGCAATCTTACCGTTTAAAACGCTGTTCAATTATCTCACTCCCTTGAGATCAGTTATTGCCATCTTGGTAGAATCCGTTATTTGTTTAATCGTAGATTGTGCGATTACTTTACTATCACAATAAATTTCAACTGTCTCATTTTGATTTGCAAACTTACCCATAACCTTCTCCAACTTCTCTAATGCTTCCTCACATTCATTAGCAACTTCAGTTACTTCTCTAATTCTTTCTAACGCTTCAGTTATATCAGCATTTACTTGAATTGTTAGTCCCTTATTTTTACTTTGATCAGTTCGTTTCTTAACTGGATCATAAGGTCTAAATGTTGCTGGTCCGCCACACCTAACACAACTCATCCCATCTAAAAAATGTCCAAACATCACTGTACGACACTCATTGTCCATACATTCTAATTGCATTTTCTTTCCCATCCCTTTCATCCTCCTCCAAAATAAAAAGCACCCATTATGGATGCTTTATCGTTAAATTAAATGTAATTTTATTAACACTATCATCTACATCTGCAATATAATCATTTAACTTTCTTTGTATTCTTATTGCTTTATTAGGTGTGTTATATCCAATTTCTCTAATATATTCTAAAAGTACCTTTTTTAAACTCCTCCCTACACGCTCTTCCGTCGAGCCATTATATAGGAGTGCATAGCTAATACCATCACCACTTGCTTGAACTCTTTCAATCTCAGTACCTTCCTGATTAGAAAGTTTATATACAACTAATTTCCCATCCTCATTCACCCCACCTACACTGAGTAAAATCTTTCCTAATTCAATTGGTAACTTAGATATAGACTCTTTCATTCCTGAGACACTCTGTTCTAGATTATACCCATTTTCTTTAAAAGGAAGATCCTTCAATAATAACTCACACCATCCTTTTGAACCTGCGAAAGCAATATATTGATTTGGTGATATTTTTTTAAATTTCTTATAGTCCTTTTGAGTAATTGTTTTATCAGACTCGTTAGTCACTTGCCCATCAGATACAACCGTTAAAAATTTTTCAGTTTGTATAACAGATACAAAGCTCATTTCTCCACCCCTTTTTCCTTAATATAACAATCATATCTTAAATCAAGGAATAAAAAATGTACATATAAAAAAAGAGCCACCGTGCACCAGATGCCCTTTCGTCAATTTCTTATGTTATTACTATAAATACGGTAAATGAAGTTTTATTCTTCTTCCAATAACCTAATGTTTTTTTGAATTTATCCGTCTCAACAATATTAAGTAACTGGAAGAAGAGCAAAAGCCCTTCTCCGTTTACACAACGTGAATTGCAATTGAATGTGAAAACAAGAAACAACTATTCATCCAATCTGCAACCATCGCCACCGGTTATGGCGATCCATTTTCAGAGGAATTTTGCAAGCAATGTTTTCCGCCACTACTCACAATACAAATATATCACGTTGATTCCAAAACAACCGGCACATTTACTGCCAAAAAGCGGTCACGACTCTGCCAGTAATTCAAAGACTTTTGTAACTCTTGGTATGGTTCTCTTTTAATAGATTTTTCACTTTCGTTTTGTGGCTTTACACAAAAGAATTATAGAATAAATTCAAATCTCTATTAAAGAATTACATTTACTTTAACTATTACAAAATAAAAAATGAGTCCTTTTTAAGGACTCATTTTTTATTTTTGACCAACTAATGCGGTTAATCTTTTTATCTTCTCATTATATTCTTCGACTTCACTACTCTTTATAGCATTTAAAAAGCTATAGCATTCTGTACATGCTTCCATAAACTCAAGTAAACTTTCCTTACTAATTGAATCCACCTGATGTGTATATTTATCAGCATCGGTTGGCTTTGGATGGATAAAAGAATTTCGCAAAGTAATTATTGGATTAATTTTATCCCAACCTTTTTGCTGCAAAAACGTTTCTCCACATAAAATTTGTAAGAACCAATCCAATTTCTCTTTAACTTTCAACCTAGTTAAAATATTATCTATCTTACCATGACTCATTCCGTGCTGTATTTGTAACTCTTGGTGTAATCTTTTATTTACAGCACTTTCAAGTATTGATACAGCTTTAAATAATAACATTTCTTTGTTCTCAGAGAAATCTTCTTCATCAAAACGATCTAACATTTCCAAAAATTTTTTTTTACTTTGATGAAACCCATGAGTGACTAACATCATATTTTTTTGATCTAATATCTCTTCTTCATCTAATTTTTCCATAATAATCTTTAATGCAGCATCTTTATTTTCGATATACAAATCATCAACATCATAATGAATTAATAGCCAAGGTAACACTTTTTTTAACATGTAATTCTTAATTTCTGTTTCTTCCATTAATAATTCCCCTTTTAATAAGTATAATTGTTACTAAACGTTATATTATTACACCCTCCTTTATCCATCCACAATTGATTCCCCCTTGTTACTAATTTACTGTTTATCCTTGTAGTCTACAATATAATAATTTTGAGTAGCATAGACTTTAATAGAGTCTTTTTAGGAATATATTATTATTTATACAAAACTCATATCATACTGTTTTTTTCTCTTTTTTCTCTTTAGGCTTTCAAACAACGTATATTTCTAATTATAACAATTCCCTAATCCCATCCCACTTACCCATATGTTCTATTGTGTGTAACTGCCCCCTTCGCTGAATCCCTTGGTATCATTGATTTCATTTAATTTTCTCTTTTGAGTTACACAGTACGAAAATTATGAGTAACTGTATAGAGATACCACCAGCATTTTGCAAAATAACCTACGCTATGCGGAAAAATAAAATAAGCTACCCATGAGGGCAGCTTATTTACATAATTATCGTTACCGGAAGTAATTTTTGTTGTGTTATTTTGGGTCAACATATCAAAAAAAATAGATAATGATGTTTTTAATTCGGTTGTTGAATCTTTCACGTTAACTAATTTATAAATAAAAGCTCATTATAATAAGTTGGCCTTTTTTTCCTATTTTTCGTACACCTTCGTCAATAAAGCCACATTTTTTATATAGCGATTGTGCAGTAATGTTTTTTATATTTACCGCTAATACTATTTCATTAATATGTGGATATTCTTTACGAATAAAATCAGGTAGGAACAATAATGATTGTTTCGCATACCCTTTTCCTTGATAATAATAATCCGTTGAAAACGCTCGTAATAACATAGCTTTTGGATTTTCAGAGTAAGGTTTTACCCCTTCATTTTCATGAAGCACGAAAAATGTTACAAGTTTATTATTTGCAAGAAATAATATAGAATGTCTGTCAGTATCGGTTCTTGATAATTCTATACATTTCTTTGGTGTACCTGTAAATTGTAACTGTTCCTCAGATAATTTATAGTTTTCTACTTGTTCCTTAAATCGTTCTTCATATTCAAATAATTCCATAATGTCCTCCCATTAATTTTGCCCGTTTGTGGATTGTCTCATTGCAGTTCTCTTCCATGTATAAATTCCCACTCTTTCCAAGACATAATTTCAAGTTCCGGTCTGGGTTTATCTTTTAACATGGAAATAAACTCAACCGAGTGACCATCTGGATCTGTAAAATAAATTGACACAGCAGGCATAAAAGGGAAGACCATTAATTCCTCGGAATTTCCACCAAAAAAATTTTCAGATTCAATCCCTAATTTATTTAAATAATCTCTTGCTTTAATAATATCCGTCACATCTACTTTAAAAGCAAAATGTTGACGCTGAATCTCCGGTGAAGGATAGTTTTCTCTAATCCCAAACATGGCTTCTCCAGGATTTCCAATCCAATAGAATTTAGATTTCCGATTAGAATCTTCATATAAAGGAATGATATTGAGTAATTTTTCATAGAATTCAGCGGATATTTTATAATTGCTTACATTAATATGTGTTTCAAAAATCCCTTTAATCATTTGAATCCCCCTTTTTCCATATTATACCATACAGAAAAAATGATGTGTTGTGTAATTTTGGTTGTATAGGATATACATAATGGGTTAACATAACGTCCTATTATCGGTAGCAATAAAAAGAGGAAACCGTACGCTCACCAAGGAACCTTCTTTTTTGTTCTATGGATCTATGCATTTTTTTATACATTCCTATCCTAGCGCGGTTTTAGGGTTCTTGTTTGTTACTGGAATTGTATAAAATCTTGCATACTATTATACCTAGTTTTTTCCAAAACGCTGCAATACCCCTAGATTTAAAAAGAAATAAGCAATGATTAGATTTTAAACCTAGTCATTGCTTTATCCATTGCATCTTGATTTACACCTATATAACGTAACGTAACCTTCTCTGACGAATGATTGAATATTTCCATGAGTAATGCTATGTTTTTCGTTTGCATGTACATATGATACCCGTATGTCTTTCTTAACGTATGTGTGCCAATTTCATCTAATCCAAACTTTGCCGCTGCCCCACTTAATATCTTATATGCCATGCTACGACCAATTGGACGATTCTTACCTTGTCTGCTTTGCAATAAATACTCATTGTCTTCTCTTTCTTCTGTAAACCATTTAAGTTCTCTTTTTAAAGCTGCAGTAATTTGTATTCGTTTCTGTTTCCCTGTTTTCTTTTCCCTCATAGATATATGACTGCCTTTGACATCCCCTACCTTCAGTTTTAGAATATCCGAGATTCTGAGACCTGTATTAATGCCCATAATGAAAAGAATGTAATTACGTAAACTCTTTTCCTTAAAATAATCTTTTAACTGCTGTATTTGCTCTGGATCACGTATTGGTTGAACAAAATTCATTATTCATTACCTCCAGTTTCTTCAGTCTCATAAACTTCTAATCTAAGAGCAAAAGCTAAATTATAAAACGCCCTGGACTTCCAACGGCGATATGTACGTTCAGCCATTCCAATTTCGTTATAAACCATATAATCACATACGGCTTCTTCGTCTAAATAACGCTTATTTATAATGTCTCTCTGAATCTTTCCTGCATAACTATTACCTAAGCGACTTAAAAACTGATTAATACGGAATGACATTAACTCCAACCACTCTTCATGCTCACTTTGTTGTAAATTAGCGATTGCTACATCCTCTAAAGGCTTCCCTACTGTATAAGTTGGACCGTGTTCTCTCATTTCATAAGAAGGAGTGACTTTCATTTCCTTACGAATCATTCCGAACTGTCTATATATACGCACACTTTCAAGCACGCCTTCTAGTTTCTCTTGTGTTGCTGTTCTATCGATTTTTGGTAAGAAAGATAATTGTTTAGTCATGTAAGACCACTCCTTTTTATTTTTAAATTACTTTTGTCTTAATGCTCCACGTCTACGCTCATAACAAGGTCTATGCATCCCCATTAAATCCTCAATTTCACGAGTACTTAATTTCTCTTTTCGCTTTTTCTTATTTTTCTTTTTAGCTTGTTTTGATTTCTTTTTCCATTCGCGTAACTGATCTTTTAGCGCCTTCATTTCCCCATCTCCCTTTTCAAAAATAAAAAGGACACCTATCCCTAAAACAGCTTTGATTGCCGCTTTAATGAATTGGTGTCCTCTAGTTTTCTAGCCGGACTATATTTACTTTTCATTCACTTTAAATTTAGTCATTTCTGTCATAAAAACAGTAATATTTTGAGGTGTTCCGGTAACAATTATCTGTCCTAAATCAACAGTCACTTCAACCTCTTTTCGAGACAGGTTTATTATAGTTTCTGGCTTCTTATTAATGATTCTTAATTTGCTTAGTATTTTAAAGGTTAGTTTCTTCATATAAATTTCTCCTTTTCTACAAGAGGATTATTTTATTAAAATCTTAATAAACCATAACTTCTAATTCTCAGATCCAAATGAACCTCTAGCCGAATACACCATATGCTAATTTAAATACTTTCTAGGAAAGCAGGTGAGTACTATGCCCTCAGTTGTAGCAAACCTTGTCGTACAAAATAGTACTGGTTCTTTCAATTTAGGCGATTTTTATAATGTTTCTCCAAAAGAGAATACAAAATCTTATAATGGTTCAGGGGCGTCAAATGTTGGTTTTGTTGTCAATACCTTTAGCGGTGTTAGCGCAACAAACACATTTGATTCTGATGTTGCGGATCAAGACCAAGTTGGAACAGCATAAATTTATTCACTTTCTCTCCTTCTGAATAAAACTCAATATTCCGTCCATACTATAGAAAACCCATCTTTAATGTGCTGTAACCATTTAGATCTTCTTTAAGACTGAGCAGTTAGCTTTTGCTGGCTGCTCTTTTTATGTTTTTAAGCGAATAAAATTCTAAAAATTATCTAACACTATAAATAAGGCTTTAAAAAGCCAGTTTTCCCCACTCTAGCTTTCTTGGTCGAGAGCCGAGCAGTTAGCTTTTGCTAGCTGCTCTTTTGTATTAAATCTATAATAAAATTTTGTTCTTATTTCTTTTTCACATCATATATTTCTAATCTAGCCGTTCCTTTCAGAGAGTTACCTCCTATCTTAAAGAGCACTGATGCATGGTGCTCTTTTTTAGTTTCCTTATTTCTACAAAATGAAATTTTTATAAGTTGTTCCCACATAGCATTTCAAGTTCTGTACATACTATTACTGTAACTTAAAGTTACATATCCGAGCTTGTAGGGCCTAATTTCTTTTGTACAACTAGCAGTTAGCTAATCAAGCTGACTGCTTTGTTGTACTTAATAAGGTTTTTATTTAACACTCTTGCATAACATTTTCAACTCTGTTCATACTATAGTTGTAACTCGCAATTACAAAAGCAATATTTGATAAGCACCGTTTTCTTTTCTTAACAGGACAGCTAGCTAATCACGCTAGCTGTTTTATTGTATAAAATAGCATTTTTATTAAAAACTTCTCACATTTAAACCGGACAAGCATATGTTATTGTATGGAAGCTTTCCATTCATAGCATTCTACCTTTCTTATTTGAGGGCACACTTATATGTGTGCTCTTTTTTATTTAAGATAAAATAACGATTTTATACAAAACTGCACCTATATTAGAAACGTACATAGAATAATCATAATCCGCTCAGAATTATTCGTTGAGCACCTTTTATGGTGCTCTTTATTTGTTACTAAATAAGGATTTTGTTAACATTGAATAACATTCAAGATTCTAGTAATACTAATTCACAATACAATTTGCTTCTTACCCAGATTGTATATACTTGCTACTTGAGCAGTTAGTTTCGCTAGCTGCTCTTTTGTATTGGGATAATAATAAAACATTGTTCTTTTTTACAACATATAATTCTAATCCAGACGTTTCGTTCATTGAGTTACCTCCTTTTTTAAAGAGCACTTGTGCATGGTGCTCTTTTCTAATTATTTTGTTCTACAAAATAGAATTTTCATTAGGCTTTTCCCGCATAACATTTTCAATTTTGTTCATACTATAACTGTAACTTCTAAGTTACAAAACATTGTGGTAATGTTTTTGTTGGACAAGGAAGCAGTTAGCTTTTGCTAGCTGCTTTTCTGTGTACATACACATTTTGTTAGTTAACACATATATTTAATTTGAGATCCTACTTATTCATAACTCGTTGGAAAAATTCGAAATTTATTAATGAGCGCTCATTAAAACTCTATAGGTTGTTCACTCCTCTAAAGGGCACTTGTGAAAGTGCTCTTTTTATGCGGAATAGCATTTTCTTAAAATCAATTTCATAAATTATCTAGAGCCCTATAGTTCCAAGTACTTAGGGCACTCCCGTCAAACTCTTAGTGCCAATTGACACTGTTAAACAGTGTCCTTTTTTACATACAACATACATTTTTAGTAAGTTCATTTTGTTCTCAGAATTAGTTACCTCCTATCTTTGGAGCACCATAAGAGAGTGCTCTTTTTTATATCGGTTTCACCAACAAAACATTTTTGTCATACCTTAATATTGAAAAGGCATTCAAAATTCATTTCATAAATTCTTGAACAAAGAGCACTTATATACGGTGCTCTTTTGATTTTCTTTTATGCAACAAGTGGTTAGTTAGTTAAGCTGACAGCTTTGTTGTGTCAAATAACTATTTTGTTTGACTTTTTGATTGTTCAAATGCTTGTTTCTCACATTCTATACACGCTACAATGTCACCAGACTCATCGAATTGATAAATAGACTTTTCTTCAATATCCTTATTTAAAAAGCAAATATCACAATTAAATTGCTGTTTCTTATCCATTAATTCGTTATTGATTTGCTTAGTCAGTTTTACAATTCCGATATTCTCATAAGGTTGAACTTCATAACCCTTCAAATGAAGGTATTGTGCTACTTTTTGCATTTCTTTCCAACATTCCGTTCCTTGACCAAATTTAATAGTTACTGTATTCATTTTTCATTCCCCTTTACGAATAATCTTTTTTACATTACACATACTATCTACGAGTCAGCTACACTCTTTCCAAACGGAGCTTTACCCCTCCGGACTGTTTAGGCACACGGCAGGTAACTTAGTCAATTACCTGCCATTTTTACGTATAAGTAATTAGTACAAAACAACTATTTTGTTAGCATTTTTCTTAGGCTTGAGCATATACTGTAATACACGATGTGCGATATCTTTTCCAGAGCCCCCTTTCGGGCTCATTTTTTTTTTTAGTGTTTAATTGTTATAAAACTTACGCCCAAACAATCCAACCAACTCCAACACCGATTAAAAAAGTAACAAATCCAAATACGTTGATTTTTAACATCATTTCTAAGACTACTTCACCTAAACCATTCAGCATATTTAACACACCTACTTTTCTACAAAATTCAAATTTGGTCTTACTTCACATCTACACGTTTTTGACTGGCTTCTCGACTAAATCCTTCTGGGTATCTTGTTGCTAATTTAGATATATTCATTTGAGCGATATCTTCTAAGGTATATCCCATCTCATGAGCCATAATGGAGATATAGTACATAATGTCACCCAACTCTAAAGCCAATTTATGAGTATTTCCTTTCTCCTCTCCTAAACAATGAGCCGGATCAAATCCATGACCATGAAAAACAGCTTTTTTTACAATATCAGCAACCTCACCAGCTTCTCCCGTAAGCCCTAATGCTGCATTTAAAACACGTCCACCGAAATCATTATTTGCATTCCATGTACGTAATGTTGCTTCCTGATATTGATCTAATTCACAGATTTGATTGATATTCATTACAGCTTGTCCTCCCTTTGATTCACTAACTAATTTAGTTGTTGCATATACACCATTTTCCATTACTTTCATTTCCATCTACTCCCTTTAACTAATATTTTTCTTTGCTTTTTTATTCCTAGCTGGTGTTGTAGCTGCTTTCATTGGATCCCATCCGTAAGTTGCTACTCTTGATCTAAAAGTACTAGCACTAATTCCATTTTCTTGAGCTATCTTAGCCCAATCTTTTCTATCATTTTGTTTACGAACAGGAATAGTCGCTGCTTCTTGTGGATTCCATCCGCTATTGACTCTCCCATAAAACGTACTAGGAATAATTCCGTTTTCTTTCGCTACTATTAATAGCTTGTTGAATTTCCCTTCGCCAAAATGCCAGTATGCTCTTGGCGGTATTGTTAACGCTTCTTGTAATTCCCATCCATATGTGTAAACTCTCATGTAAAGAGCTCTTCTACTAATACCATTAGATTTAGCTACTTCATATTCTTCATTAGTTAACCACCGATTTAAGGTCATTTGTTCCCCCTCCTAATCTAGTGCCAAAAATTCAGCTCTGTTACGATTCGAATGAATTACCCTAATCTTCTGAATACCTTTACCATGCTCTTCTAACGTTGCATTCCAAGCTTCAGCTTCACTCCTAGCATCAAAGCAATCCATCTTTTGCCGTTCCTCTTTATCATAGAAATGCACTTCATAGCTTGGATTCAAAAACTTTTCACTGGTACTTATCGCGCTATAGTTAAAACTGCCTATAACATCATCAATTGTTAATTGCTTCATAATCGCATCCCCAGTTATTTGATTTTTTCTGTGATTGTAGTTGATACACGATCAACTTTTCCGCCTTGCCAAGTAATTACTTGTTCTCCGAATCCTGTTGCTGGAGGATTCAGCGGAGTAACCTCTCCATTTTTAACTACATAAATTTTATTATCCGTAACATCAATTTCAATTTTCGCAAGCTTCATACGACTGAAATCCTCCTTTTTTCTTGTTAGCTAACTTTTTGATGTTGATTACGTTGTAACTCTTGTTTCATTAGCTCGAATTTTATTAACCATGCTTCCCAGCGCTTTTGGTTTTCCTCTTGTTGTTGCTTTGCTACTTTACACTTACAACCGTTTGTTTCAATTACACCTGGATAAGTTTTTTTACGAATAATTCCTGTACCATTACATATTGCACACATGTTTATTCCTCCTTATTAGAAACCTAAATTTGCAAGCCTTTGATCAGCTGTTGTGAATTTCAAAACCTCTGAATCACCTAATAAACGACTAACTGTTTTAGCATCATATTTATTAAAAAGTTGTTTTCCAGTAAAGTTTGTAGTGGTAAATGTACTCATTCCTTGTCTAGTATTTGATACTGCATATAAAAGACGTTGAATGAAATCCGATGCCTGTCTATTCGAATCAGTTAACCCGCTTTCTGCACCAAGATCATCTAATACAACAAAATCAGCTTGTCCAATTAATTGAACAAAATATTGAAGAGTATATTTGCCGCTCTTATCATCGAAAGAATCCATAATCAACCTTGTTATTGTTTCTAATTCAACATATAGACAACTTTTCATAAGATGATAGTTTTCTTCTTCCTGACTGATATCCCAGAAATATTGATTTAATTCATGAAGCATACTGTATGCTAGGAATCTTTTTCCCGTCCCTTGATTTCCTGTAAATACAGCTTTTCTTGTTTCCCCATTCTTTAAATCTTCCAAAATTTCTTCTACAGTTTTCTTATGACTATTCGTTTCATCACATCCGATTCTGTAATCTGATAATCTTGAAAGAGGGATTTTTTCATTTGTAATAACACTAGTTTTTTCTAGTATGTTAAATTTCTGCAAGCGATTAATCTTTTTATAGTGAGCATTAGCCTTATGAGATTTAATAACTCTTCTATTGGAGTTCGTTCGATATATTCAATAGAATAGAGCATGTGTACCCCATCATACAGTTTGTAATTTTCAAAACGATTAATATCTATCTTCGCTCGCTTGTATGTTTCCTCGTGAGGTTTTAGATCTTTGTTATAAGCTGCTTCATCCACAGCTTGAAGACCGAGTACATCAATCTTATTTTGTAAATCGTTATCCAT